ATCCCGAAAGGTGCGGCGCATGAACCTTACCCGCTTCCTGAACCGCAGGGCTGCGCGCAGGCTCGCAAAGCTACGCAAGCCCAGTGAGACACAGCGTGATCGTGTGAAGGCTCGTGCACGGCAATTACGCAATGAACTTGGCCTTCCAGCACTGGGGATATTTGAATGACTGATATTGCGAACGATGCCCTGCGCCTGATTGTGGAGCGTAAGGAACGGCTTCTTGAAGAACGCAAGGGTATCAGTGACGACATCCGCGACGTGGATGCCGAGGCCAAGGCGCTCGGATACGATAAGAAAACGCTCGATTGGGCAATCAAGGAGCGCGCCATTGAGCGTCATGTCCGGCAAGAGCGTGATGCTCTGCGGGAAGCGTATGGCGCTCAGTTGGGCCTCTTCGACTGATGCACAAGCGCGTCCAAGCCCTCGGTCGATTAAAGACCGGCACCATGAACAAGACGGAGGCTTCCTATGAGGTCTCCGTCCTTAAGCCTGCGCTTATGTCTGGTGAAGTGGCTTGGTATAAATTCGAGGGGCTGAAACTCCGTCTCGCCGACAACACATTTTACACGCCAGATTTTGCCGTGATGCTGTCAACCGGCGTGATGCAGTGCCGGGAGGTCAAGGGCTTCTGGACTGACGATGCACGCGTCAAGATCAAGGTCGCTGCCGATCTATATCCGTTTGAATTTATGGCTGTCCGCGCTCTGCCCAAAGGCAAGGGCGGTGGCTGGGATATGGAGACGTTTGGGTGAGCGGATTCGCGGTCATCCACAGGAGCCTGCTAGGCCACCCTGCATTCCGTAACGACGCGGAGGTAATGGCGTTCGCGTGGATGATACTGCGCGCCTCATGGAAGCCCGTTCGCGTCCGTTACAAGGGTAAGGCAATATCCCTCAATCGTGGGCAGCTCAGCGTTTCTCAGCGGGATATGGCAGAAGCACTCGACCGCGACAAAGCATGGATTGAACGACTTTGGAAACGCCTAAAATCCGAGGCAATGATCGAGGTTGCCAGTGAGGCAGGCGTGGCTGTCATAACTATATGTAATTACGCCAAATATCAGGACATAAGCGAACGGCGTGAGGCAGTAGACAAGGCACCGGATGAGGCAGACGCAAGGCAGACGCAAGGCACAGAACAACAAGATAAACCATTAAACCAATTAACCAATAAAGAAAATTCTTGTGCATCTGACGACGCACCCGTTCTCAAGCCAGAACATGTTGTTGAGATTTGGAACGAGACGGCCCCGCGCATCGGCAAGCCGAGCGTTCGCGACATCACGCCGGAACGACGGCAACTCCTGAAAGCCAGAATTGGGCAATACGCCCTGGAGGATTTCCAATCCGTATTTGGAAAGATCGAGAGGTCCGCGTTTCTCAGCGGATGGCGAGGCTGTGGCTTCGATTGGGTTTTCAAGAAGGCGAACTTCCAGAAGATACTTGAGGGCAACTATGACCAGTAATCCATTGAAGGCCGCGAACCCACACAGTTCCTCAAGCGGCAAAATGCAGCCCGGTGAAACGAAAACCATCATCGTTGGCGACAAGACCGTTACGATCATCCGCACCCATCGCGATTACGTCCACGATCTTTGCGATGCCTACAATTCGGTTCGCACCCATGACGACACGCAATGGATCGTCGATGAATCGGGCAACCTGAAACTGCGCAAGATCGATGCTGACAGCGCGCATAGCCGGTTCATGGCGAAGGCAAAGGCTCGGACGCTGACCCGCGATGAATTTTACAACGCCAGCCTGCAATGGAAAGCGATTGCTGCCGAGGCGGGATATGTCACCCATCTTGGCGGTCAACGCTACAAGGTTCGCCCTGATCGCGAACCCAAGGACGAAGCGGCATGAAGGCTAATCGTCAATCCGTTCTCGATGAAAGCAAGGCGCTGCATGATGAGATCATGGCAAAGCTGGATCGGGCCACGCCATTTCTCGACAAGGGACAGACCGAGGGATGGCCTCCATCGACCAAGCTGAAAACACTGTGGCTGATGGCTGTGTCGTATCTCGATGCGCAGATTTACGGAACACCGGGACAGGTTAATGCCGCTATCGATCGTGTGAATCGCACCATGAACACCGTCGAGGAATATCTGGAAACTGCCCGCCAGCGTTACCGCGAAGGCTTCCATGCCAACCCATACGGCGAGCCGGTGAAAAGGTCATGAAATGCTCACCGACCTCATCATCGCTCTCATCAAGCATCCGGACATCGCCAAGGCATGTCCAAAGCGTGCGGCTGAGAAGTTCGGAATACGAGAGGACTGGTGCCGCTATTACATCAATCAGGAAATTAGCAGGAGGGCGGCAAGGTGAGTGCTAAGCCCATAATCACAGACCATGCCTTGATCCGATACATCGAGCGGGTTGGTGGATTAGACCTGACCCCGATCCGGCAAGAGATGATCGATGCTACTCGTGACGCGGTGAAGGTTGGTGCTGTCGGCGTGAAACTTCCAGGTGGCTGCACGATCAAACTAATCGGCAATGTTGTCACCACCGTTTATCCGAACAAGTATGATAGGAAGAAGCCATGGCCGAAAGCGCGATAACCTACAGACCCCAATTGGTCCGCAAATGCATGGATGAATTGCGCAGGCCTGCCCTCAAGCGTCACATCGGACGGCATGGGGACTTTCGTGGTTTCTGGATACTGATCGAGCGGGTGCCAGATGATTTTGATTTAGACAGCATTGAATTCCCCATGCCAATCAAATGCAGCACATGCCGGTTTCTCGTCCCTGAGTTCAACGAAAAGATGCCGTGTTGGAACTGCGTTGGCGCGTATGGCCTGCCGAAATGGAGGCCAAAGCAATGAGTCGCCCACAATATAAGTTGCAAAGTGAAACTGATTTTGATATGTCAAGGGAATTATGCGGGGTGAATTTAGGGCATGAATAACCTGCGCGGTTTCAGTCAGAAAATTGCGGATATAATTTGCGATGGGCTTGCGAGCGCGAGAAGCCTCCGCTCCATTTGCTCTGATGATGGAATGCCCAGCACTACAACCGTTTGCAGGTGGCTTGCGGACCCGCGTTATTCATCTTTTCGTGAACAATACGCGCGCGCGAGGGAGGCTCAGGCAGACGCGATATTCGATGAAATATTGGACATTGCCGACGATGGATCGAACGACTGGCTGACTAGAACCCGCGAAGATGGTTCAACTGATGAAGTTCTGGATCATGAGCATGTGCAGCGGTCAAAACTACGCATTGATGCGCGGAAGTGGATGGCGGGCAAACTTCAGCCGAAGAAATATGGCGATAAGATTGATCTGACCAGTGACGGCGAAAAGATTGGCATGTCTCCGATTTATCTTGGGGAGCGCCCCCCGGAATGAGCCTCACCCGCCCCCAATGGGATTTTGTTGCCGCGCCAGAGCAATTTCCGGCGATGGTGGCAGGATTTGGAGCGGGCAAGTCACATGCGGCCATCTGGCGGACATTGCGCCTCAAACGGGCTTATCCTGCCCAGAATGTGGCGTACTACCTCCCGACCTATGACCTTGTAACACGCATGGCCTTGCCACGCTTCAGCGAAACCCTGTCTGACGTCGGTGGGCGGTTCAAGGTCAACAAGAATGACAGCGTGATCGACATTGAGAATTGCGGCTCGATCATCCTGCGCACGATGGATAATCCTGCGCGCATCGTCGCGTATGAGGTTGCGGACAGCATATGCGACGAACTTGATACATTGCCGACCGACAAAGCGCGGGAGGTCTGGAACAAGGTCATTGCACGCAACCGCCAGAAGAAGCCCGACAAGTCACTCAACACCGTTGGCGTTGCGACGACGCCAGAAGGTTTCCGGTTCGTCTATGAGCGCTGGAAGAAAGCCCCTGCTGCGGGATACCGGCTCATCAAAGCCACCACCATTTCGAACGCGGCCAATCTGCCAGACGGTTATATCGACAGCTTGCGCAACAGCTACCCCGCCAACCTCCTTGCCGCCTATCTCGATGGCGAGTTCGTCAACCTGACATCCGGCAGCGTCTATGCTGAGTTTGATAGGTTGCTAAATGCAACTGATATTGTTATGCAGGTGAGTGAACCGCTCCATATTGGCCTCGACTTCAATGTCGGCCAGATGAGCGCGGTTGTTTTTGTACTGCGTAACGGTGAACCGCACGCGGTCGATGAGATTACCAACGTGCTTGATACGCCTGCGATGATCTCCGTAATCAAAAGCCGCTATGAGGGTCATTCGATCCACATCTATCCCGATGCGAGCGGGAACAGCCGCAAATCGAACAATGCCAGCGAGAGCGATATATCGCTGCTCCGAACAGCGCGTTTCATGGTCATGGTCAATTCCAGCAATCCAGCGGTCAAGGATCGCGTGCTGTCGATGAACCAGATGATCCACAATGAAGGCAAGCGGCGGATGCTGGTCAATGTGGATCGCTGCCCCGGTCTGGTCGAATGCCTTGAAAAGCAGGCTTACGATAAGAACGGCGAGCCTGACAAAAAGAGCGGCCTCGACCACCTTAACGACGCCTGCGGCTACTTCATCACCTATCGTTATCCGGTCAAATCTCACAATGTGCAGCTTACGCGCATCGGAGGCATCTAGTGCAGAACATCGACGCGACCCATCCCGACTACACCAAGTTCTCGCCTGTCTGGTCGAAGGTTGATGATGTCATCACCGGACAACGTGCGGTGCATGGCAAGAAGGAGACATATCTCCCCAAGCTGGTCGACGAACTGCCGACTGATTACGATGCACGCCTTGCCCGGTCCAACTTCACCAACTTCTCATGGCGGACTATTTCCGGCTTCCAGGGGATGCTATTTCGCAAACCTCCGCTCGTTACTG